TATAAGCCTCACCATTTGACTTTGATTCGAGGAATTCAATCTCAAATTCTTTGGGTATGACCATGGCTGTTTTAGTCTGAAAGTTCTTGATGATATTGAAAATCTCAGTGACTTTGTCCTTTGGCGCTTTCTTATCGTACCTAGATATTGGGGTAGGGGATGCGTGTTTTTCTAGGAAAATAGAATAGAACCTTATTATGTGGCGCTTAACAAACCAAGCATCATAGGCAGCGCGAAGGTCTGACTTGCCGTATGGGTTTTGGAATTTTCTATTATTGATATAGTGAATCAATGACTTTGGGGCAACTGAGATATTTGAATCTGTGCCCCTTTGCTCATACTTGACCATGTTGCCATGCTTGTCTGTATGGAGTAACCAAGACGCCGGGTGCCTAGTTTTCATTTCATTCCACGTCAAAGAATTATCATCCCGAAACTTAAAAAGTTTTTCAGAGCAAGCAAACCCAAAGTTATAAGAGACATCGATTAATTCTTCCAGCTGGTCATCGAATGCCACAGCCGGGTCATTCTCTAGTCTTTCGCCTATGTCCTTTGCAACATCAGCATCGCCCCCTAGGCCGGATAAAATATCCCAACCCGAGCCTATGATAAGGTCTTTTTTTAGCTGCATGGCTACGCTTATTTGGTCGTCGTTTCCCATGGCCTCATAAATTGCGTAGTCCCCGGTTTTCGAATAGATATCGTCTGTATTAAATGGCTTGGCTAGCGACTGCCAGACATATGAGCTTTCCTCGAATGTTTTCTCAGCTATTCCAAAATAATGCTCGCTCACTAGGTTTCTGCGTGAGGCACTCTTTGCGGGGGCTATTTCTATTTCTTCAGTCTCTTCATTGATTTCTAGGGCTTCATTTTCTGGCACGAAAACCTCACATTAAAATGGATTCGGAAATATCGTCATATAGATTGAGGCCGGAACTCGCTTCGATAACCATTTGAAGGCCTATAGACCCGGAAATTATTGTATCATCATTCTCCCCGGACTCACGCCCTCTTTGAATTCATACAAATTAAGATAGTCTAGGTTTTCGAGTTCCAACAGCACAGCGTGCCCATGGTTGTTTTGCTCAACGCCCATCAAAGGCCATTGCTTGCCGGGCTTATGATATAACTTGGCAAGCTTCATCAGTTCATGCGCAAAGAATGGAGGCCGCCATTTGTTAGACCTAATGTGGGCGACCTCGGCCCTTGTCCGGACATTATAAACCGTAGCCGTTGAATAGTCTCCCCCTCTCCCCTCGGCGGTATCAGCCCCAATGGCATAAATATTTTTTGAATCGTATTTCTCCCAAATTTTCCAAGTCCCCGTATCTGATATAGGCTCGGGGACTTCTAGCATTCTGTCTCTGACTTGCTCGAGGTCAACAGCCGCCCCCCCGCTTGCTAGAAAACAAGTAATATCATCTTCGGCGTATTCCTGGGCAAACTCTGCGCCCTGGTCCTCTTGTTTTATGCGCCTAAATGCTATTTGATCGCGGTCTATTTTGATTCCAAACATTCGCTTAGCCTTGATAACAAAGGCTTTCTCTTCTTTCGTGTATTCTTTGATATATGAGCCATCCATCCGGTATTCGGCATGGAAAAACCACGGATAAAACAACTTTTTTGTATTGATTGATGCCTGGACCCATCGCTTATAAAACCCGCCGCCCATACCATTTGCGGTTGACTCCCATGTAATGATTCCGTCAAGGGGCACAGCTTCGAGAGTCGCTTGGATCCGGGCGGGCTTTGCGAATGCTGCCTCCGAGATATGAAGCCAGTGTATAGTCGAGCCCCGCCCCTCGAGGTCACAAAATATCTGAGAGCCGTTCGATTCAAATTCTAATTTGTAGGCGGATCCGCCCCCGCGCTTTAGCTTTGGCTGGAATTGGCTGGGCATATGTTGATGGGCAAGACGGACTTTGGAGAAAATTTTCTCCATGTTGCCTTGTTCATCGGCCATTACACATGCGGTTTTGTTGGGGGAAAATGCGGTAAAATCAAGCTGTTTTAGAACTTCATTCGTAGTAATACCAAATTGTCTTGCCTTTAAAATCATTTTTCGGCGAGACCTGCAGTCATTTACTCTCGCTTGAATGGCATTCTCATTGAATGTTGTTAGATTCCCGGCCTTGTCGACTATTTTATAGAAGTTATTAAGACGATAGCGCCAATTATTTATAAGATTCTCTGAAAGGTCTAGGGCTGCACTCATCAGCCCTTAGTCGTCCCATCTGTCATCTTTGAGGCTTGCCAATGCTCTATTGACTGCCGCGTTGAGGTTTTCTTCTTCCGGGCCATCGCTATCATTCTCAACGTGGATTTGCTCTCTTCGGCCCCATTTCTTAGGGTATTTTCTTTCTAAGCGCCATGCAGCGGCCTTCCAATTGGGGGCCATTGATTGAGATATTATGTTGCCATTTATGTCCTGCTTCTCTGGGCGGCCCGTGGCTACTTTGTCGATGGCCTCTAGGTCTCGGAGCTCACATTTGCTCATTGCTTGCTCTATTGCGTCTAGAAAAGTTCGGTAAATTCCGGCTTTCTGGGCGTTGCCTTTCTTCATCCATGTATAGAGAGTTTGCTTATTTATTGAAGCATATGCGGCGGCGGTTTCGATATATGCGCCCATTAGCATTGCGCTGCAAATTTTCTCTTGAATCTCTAGTGTGATTTTGGACGGGCGTCCTAGGCTCTTTTTTGACTTTTTATGGCTTATTTCGTCTTTTTTCCCCAAATTTTCCCCCTTTGTTGGCTTATATGACCATTTTACTATGGAAAAGTGAGAATAAGGGAATAATAGCTTGCATTTTAACGCATTGTATTATATACTATTGATAGACGGATACTTTTACCTTTAGGAGAAATCTCAATAGAAAATTTAAATTACAGGGCGAAACTATACTATAGATTCCCCGCCTCTCTTTGTTGTTGGAGAGAGGTTAAATAGATGAATACGCTTTCTCCTGTATCCGTCTAGATCAGGGGTTTAGGGGGTAAATTTTTGGCTTCGGCTGGGATTTGCCC